GCGAAAGCCGTTAAAACACTGGAAGAGGCCAAATCTAGCAAGTCAGTTCCAGAGGCAGATGTTAAACATGAAGGTGAGCGATCACCAGTGAATACGAAGCCTCAGGATTATGACGAAGCACGAAAAATTGGCCTAAAATACGATCTGTATCAATAAAAACACAAAGGAGTAAATCATGGCTTTAGACTATGACAACCTAAGTGCTTTGACCAGGGATAAATATATCCCACTGATGATAGATAATATCTTTGACGATAATGTACTAACCCATAGAATGCTTCGGAAATCCAAAGCTGCTGCTTCAGGTAATAAGGTTTTACAACCTCTTGAATACGCAAAATCGGATGCAAAAGGCTTTTATTCAGGATATGAAATTCTTGATACGAGCCCCAGCGAAGTATTTACGGATGCCTCATTTGATTGGGTGCAATCCTACGCTACTATTTCCATTTCTGGAAAAGAAGAAGCGTTAAATGATGGTCCAGAAAGAGTCATAGATCTTCTTGAAGCAAAGGTCAAAAATGCAGAGAAATCAATCAAGGACATGTTCGGAGATCAATTGTACTCGAATAGTGATGGCGTAGCTGCTACATCCCCTGGCGTTGCTGGTGGGTTTGTAGGGCTGCAGTCTATCATCGATTCAGCTGATCCTGCAAGTGCAGATGTTGGTGGCATTGACCGTGGGGATTACCCATGGTGGGGAGCAAAAGAAGAAACTGATGCTTCAACTGCTTCAGGAACATATGCTGATTTAGTGGATGCAACCGATCCTGGTTATATCCACAAGCAGATCCGCAACATGTATGGACAATGTTCCGTTGGAAGTGATTCCCCAACATTAATAGTAACTACCCAAGTGGTATTTGATGCCTATGAAGAAACTTTATCGGCTCAAAAACGCTTTGGTGCTTCAGATCAGGCTCTAGCAGATGCTGGTTTCCAAAATCTGATGTATCGGGGAACGCCTATTGTTTCGGATTCTCACTGTCCTGATGGAATGATGTTTTTCTTGAATGAAAAGTATCTGCAATTCAGACATCATCGTAAAAGAAACTTCACTTTTGAAGGTTTCCAGAAACCCGTTAACCAAGATGCTGCCGTGGCGAAGATCCTATGGCTTGGTGCTTTGACTGTTTCAAACTGTGCCAAACAAGGGAAAATCACTGGCTTGTCAGCAAATTACACTTAAGGAGTAATTATAAATGGCTACTGAACAAGAAGCGATTGACAAGAAAAAGGTTGGTGTACTTGGTGAACGAGATGCTGGGGGCTTAGTCTATACTGCAATTGGAGCAATACATGTTTACTCAGGTAAAAATGTACCTACTCATGCAGCTAGAAAAGGCTCAATGTATGTGAACCGAACTACTGGAAAACTGCATGTTTGCGTTACTGCAGACACTGTAAATGCTAGTAGTTGGGAAACTGTCACTTCAGGGTAACCTTTTACGAATCACTGTTGAGTTGGCCTGGGCAACTGGGCCAACTCAATTAATCATTAGGAGATAAAAAAATGACAGGTAACGAAATGTTATCAACTTTAGGATTAAGACTTGAGGATCCAGAAGAATCCTCATTTACTCAATCCGCAAAACTAGATGCATTAAATATCGCTCAGAAGAGCGTAGTGAATTTGGTTCACAATGCATATCTAGGTGAATTAGAAACTATTTCAAACAACAAAGCTGCAGGTGCAGGTGATAGATGGAGTACTTGTGCATATTCAGTTGCATTTGGTTCAGATTTGCCAATCAGAAATGGTATTACAGCTATATTTGATGAAACAAATGATAAGTGGTGTACCATGATTGAACCTGGTGATGTTAAAAGGTTGGAAAACACCTATTTAGCAGGATCTAATGCAAACCCAATAGCGTTTGCTTTTAATGAAACAATCTATGTTCAGCCACCAAGTTGTGTTGTGATAGATGTTTGGTATTTAAAGGCACCATCCGATATTGCAGCTAGTGGTGATGAATGCGAATTAAATGTTGCAATGCACGAAGCTGTTGTTGATTTAGCTGAATCACAATTATGGAAAATGGATGCGAAAGTAGATAGGGCTGGTGCTGCATTTGGTAGTGCAAAAGCACAAATAGATGCCTTAAACGCTAGGTATCCTGCAGAAGCACCAAGCGGAATAGGTACTAAAG